CAATACCCCCACCTAATACACTTGCAGGTCTATTTCTAAATACTGGTCTGCTTGTTTGTGATCCTAGAGTTCCACCTCTTACTGAGGATAAGAAGTCTCTAAGTTTCTGTTGATCTCTTGTCTGTTCAAAATTAAATCTGTTTATCTGATCTTGCAATTCAGCTTGTCCTTGTGCCTCTCTTGCTGCTCCTACTTGTGCAAGTTGTTGTGCATCAAGGTTCTGCATCGATGGTATAGATGCCAAAGCACTTTGTTGCGCTCTTAAAGCAGCAGGTGCTAAAGCTGATGCAAGTGCTTGTTGATTAGCTCCTGATCCATATCTTCCTGCTCTTGCGAATTGTGACTGAACTGTGTCAACAACTGGTTTAAAAGCTGCACTTAATAAAGGATTAGTTCCAGTCAAGTTTTGCTCTAATATATTCCTTGATTGACCAGTTAAACTCATAGGATCTAATGCTCTTGCCCTTTGTAAATCCAAAGCAATCTCTGTTTCAGGACTAAACCCAACAGTTGTTGCTTGAGGGAAAAACTGAGGCGCATCGCTTTCAAATAAATCTTTTGCTTGTGATAGACCAAACTCTAAGAATGGTTTTGCATAAGCAGGAGGCTCAGTCACTTGTGTGTTGACTTGCTGTCCTCCACCACCACCTTTACCCATGATACATATCCTTTCCTAAAATAATTCCAGTTTGTTTAAATCCTTTGAGAACTCTATGCCACCCTTTGCGACCTATAATCTCAATACCAACACAACCCCAAAGTTGTGACCAATGCCTAATATCAGGCTCTACTTTTAGCAATGTCTTTAGGTTTCCACCTGCTAACCAATATCTCAAAACTCTTTTCTGAGGATAATCCATAATCTCAGTTACTACTGCTGAGTCATGGTAATGCCAAAACTGAGCATCTCCTCTCATAACTGACTCTAAAACATCTGTTAGAATATTTCAAAGCAGACTTAAGCCACTCTGAGCATCTTTCCCACTCACCCAATAATGATATATCCGAACTGTCTGTCGGCTTGACTGTTATTTGCATGAGTTATTGTGAAACTGCCATCTGCCCTTGTACTGACAAACATTGTTCCATTCCCTTGTTCCGAAGCTGAGTTAGCAGTCAAAGGCATAAATAATATTATGCTGTTTTTTCCTGCCCTTTGGTCTGTTACTGCTGTTGTTGTTGCAGAAGCAGTCAAAGTTACACTTCCAGTTGAGTTTAATTTTCCATTTAAAATATTGTTTACTACTAATGAGACTTCTCTTGGATTTGTTGCCTCATAAGGTAAAACCTTAAAATTAACGTCTGCCAAGAACTTGTCCCTCTACATCTACACCTTGAGCAAACTCCCAGTTGCTCTGTGGTGAGGTTGCATTTGTTATATTCATCCTTACTCGATGAAACCTACCTTGCGCTCTATGTTCAATAAAACCTTCATCTGTTAAAGAATTTGCAGTTGAAAAAGCAACTGTGTCATCTTGTCTATCTCTCGTTCCTATTTGTAAAGTGACAGAACCACCTTTAAAGTAAGGGACTGATCTGTTGATTACACCATGCTTTCCTTGTTGTAAGAAAAACTCACCAGTTTCTATTGTTGCTGCTAGTGGGTTTCCAGTAAAAGCAAATATTTTGCTGTCTTTAGCACCACCAAAAAGAAATGCTCCACCTTTATATAAATTACTATCAAGTGGCGCAGGTAGCGCATCTAAATTAGCTGCTAAATTATCCAATCCCTCAAGAGTATAACCTGCTGTAAAAAAGGGTGCTAACAACTCTGCTGCAACTTCAGCATAACTCCATTTCTGAGTAGCAAAATTATATATTATTAATCTGTCTGCTTTACCATCTGTGCTACTGTTTGAAACATAACTCCAAACAACAATCTGTTCAGTTGGGTCTATCGCACAAGACATTGCATCTGATTTAGCTGCATTGAAATCATTAAAGAAAAACTTGTTAATTTTTTCTGCACCTATTGGCACAGACTTTGTTCCATCAAAAGCATAGAAGCCATCATCAGATAAATAAAATACTGTGTTTCCAATGTTTGCAACTGATCCTGAAAAAGGACAACCCCTTGATGTTTCAACTCTGTCTATCTGATAGATCAAAGGCGATCCAACATAACTGGCTCTAGCTATAGCTTTTTCCAATAATATTGTTGCATACTCTCCACCAACTAATCCAGTTATTGCACCTGCATCAGGTATATCTTGAAAGTCTGCCTGATCAGTTCCAACAGTCCATGAGGTAGCATTGTTTATTGCTGACCATCTTGTTCTAAATGGCACTCGACCTGAACCTTCATCTATGTTAGCAGTCCACACCTGATCCCTCACTACTGCTATGAAATCTGCTTTTGGTGGTGATCCTGACAAAGCACTAAATGCACTATCAGTTCCTAAAGTAAACTCTTGCAAATTTTCTCCAACTCCACCTGCAACAATCACACTTGTACCAAACTGGACAAATCTCCACTTTTCAGCACCTGACAATGTAAAACCAGTATTTGTACTTACAAGGTTACTGTTTGAGGTGTTGAAGCGATATAATTTACCTGCATCTCCTGCGAATAAAGTAACATTCCCTGAGTTGTCTTTTGCTGCAAAAATACCTAATAAAGCACTATCTGCTGCATTTGAAACACTTACGAATTCAGGTATTGATCTATAACCTGAAACAGCAGGAATGACATTGGTTGCGACAGTTACACCATTTAAATTTAAATCAGGTTGATCAGGTAACCATTCTCCGAACTTAATCATTGTTTTCTAAAAACCTCATTTCCTACTGATTGATTAGTAAAAGTTTCTGAACCAACTGCTATTGTTGAAAAAGTCTCTGATCCTACTGTTACTATTGTCCAATCTTCTCCAAGTATCTTTGCATTTAAACTTGCACTTGAACTTGCATCTGCATTTCCAGTAAATACTGCAATAAAGTTAGGTGTTGATGTCACACTAGCTGAAGTGTCTACTGATGCAGTAGCAACCAATACTAATATAGCACTACCACTTGCACTTGCGCTTGTATCAACACTTGCACTTACAAACTGAACTCTGTTTGCAGTTGCAGTAATACTTGCAGAAGTTGAGATGCTTGTTGTTGCACCAACCTCAAAATTAGCAGTAGCTGTTACATTTCCTATAGATGCAGGTGTTCCTGAAACAAATTGTATTCTTGTTCCAGTAGATGAAGCACTTGCACTTGTTGTCGGTGTTGCAGATACTGTCCTTGCTTTTATACTACTTGCACTTGTACTTGCCGATGTTGATATTGATGCAGTTACATCTATTGAGAACTGTATCTCTGCACTTACAGTAGCACTTGTTGCAATACTTCCTGATGCTTGTCTTACTTGCAAACTGGACAAACTATCCATGTTTCCAAAAGTATTTAAGCTATCTAATACACCCCAACTATCAAGTTGTTCTAATGTTGGATTATTAAATTCTACTTTTAAAAGGTCTGCTTCAGTATCTAATGAACCACTAATTGTGTCCAAAGTCTGAGTAATTTGATCAAGATTTGGAACACCCAAAGGCATATTAAGCTGCTGTTATAGTAAGCGCTCCTGATGCAATTTTTAAGACATCACCTGAAGCAATAGTTTTTGCTGATGCAAAAGCACCATGAAAAAGTAAATTACCACCTGAACTTGCATCAAAAATACCAAAATGACTTACACTTCCAAAAGATCCAGTTGCTGCATCAAACTCTACTGCTGCATTGCTTGATATCGAACCACCTGAAGCTGCTGCAAAAGTAACTGCTTTTCTGCTGTAGTTATTACCACTAAGCTCTGTCCCTGAATTGTCATCTCCAAACGATCCAGTAGACAATGCTACATAAACTGCTGATGGTGCAGAAGTAGCTGCACGACCAGTAAAATGATCTAAAAATTTTAGTTCTAAATAATCACTCATAGCTGACATGGTTCTCTCCTATTGCGCTGCACTATTTTGTCGTTGATAAATACTTTGGATTTGTAAAGAGCCAGTTCCATAATGCGCTCTTTGTTCATCTTTTCTTATTTCTTCTATTATTCTTGTAAACTTGGCATCATATAAAGATGCTCTTTGGTCATCCATAAGATACTGATAAGCCTCTACTAAACTTCCCATGAGGTAAGCATCAGGGTGTCTTGTAAGCATAATATTTGTTAAATTACTATCTGATAAAGCTGACAAACTTCCGATATAAATTATCTCTAAAGTATCAGAGCTATCAGGTATTGGTCTGAGTTTTATTTCTTGTCCTACTATAGAATAGGCTTGTGGTGTTCCTGATGATCCTGATGCAAAGTTACTGTCCAAAGAAGTCGGTGACATATATTCTAAAACCTTGATTGGGTTTTGATTGACCTTGACTTCTCTCACCTCTCTTAAATCTGATGGTAAGGCAATGTATTCATCACCACTTGTCATTGTTGCAGTTGCTCTTTTTTCCTGCTCTCTTGTTTCAAGCTCTCTTGAAAGACGAGCCTCTGCTAAAGTTATAAAATCAGGAATATTGGTTGTTAAATCTGTTCTTGCTAGATGATTTGCTACTGCTGTTTTTAATTCTGTATAATTTGTAATAGCCACTAGATGTGTCCCCCACCAGTTCTGAATGCTCTGTTGTTCGCATCATTCAGCCAAACTTTCCATTTCTTTTTGGCTTCAGGGTTCTTTGATGGATCTCCAAACCTTTGTATTAAATCTTGGTAGACTGTCAAAGGTATGTTTGCGACTTCAAGGTAATGCTTTTGTGTATTCCCTATCATTGATCCTTTTTTGTATTCTTTTGATTGTTCATTATTAAAATCAACAATTTCTGTTACATCTTGCTCTGTTGTTACAAAACGACTTCCATCATTTTCAAAGTGCATAAATGTTTTTTTTCTTGCTAAAGGATCAGTCGAAAGTATTTTTTTCATAATTACTCCAAAAGAAAAGGGGGATTGCTCCCCCTCTTATATTAAGAACCATTAAGTCCTATAACTGCTCCATGAGCCTTTGGTGCTTTAACAACCAAAGTATACTCTGTCACAATCTGTGTCTTTTCAGCATCACCAGTCTTTGAAAGCTCACTTTCTGCAAAGTTTCTTCCATTAAGTGTTCCGATTGATACATACTCAGGGTCAATAACAAATAATTTGTCATTGCTCATAAATCTTGATGGAGTTAGCTGTAACTCACCAAAATCAGTCAAAAACACAGATACTGCGCCAACAAATGATGGTGCTGTCCCTGCTGTTGCATTGACCTGATTTGTAACAAGATTTGTTCCTGCTGCACTAAGATTTGAGATGTTTGCTTTATTTGTAGCAGAACATACAAGGATCTTTGGAGATCCTCCATCTTCCCATGCTGCTTGGTTTGCTGCTTCAATTTGAGCAAGTGTTAAAGCTCTAGCAGTACCAGTTACATCTGCTGTATCTGTACCATCACCAGTAGCTGCACCCATATCACTTGGAGCAGAAATGTTTGTAATCCAAGTTAATAAACTTGCTGATTTTCTAGGATCACTTGCACTTCTAGCCACATTTGTGTCACCAACTGATTTCTCTATGTCTCTTCGTAGCTCTAAACCTTTTAATACAGTTTGATAGGCTGATTCTCTTTCTCTCCCTGCCTTGTCAACTGACTCAAGTGTGCCACTAATAGCAAAGTCTTTGACTGAAATCTGATGATAGTTTCCTAATCTTGAAGTTGCTGTTGGTGTAGCAAAACTAGCATCAGCGCCCTCGTTGACATGGTTGTCTGTCGCTGCTGATGCAAGTTCTTGTACTTGCCACTCATAGAAAACACCATTTGTTGTGATTTTTTCTACTGCTGAAAAGATTGGAGTTTCACTTGTATCCAATCTGTAAATAATGTCTGCGAGTTGTTCTCTTTCACCCACAGCATTTGAAGTTGTAAAAGTTGCCATAACTATTCCTTATCTATTTAATAAAAGCTCAACTGCTCCTTGTCTTGTAGGAGCTTTCCTAAAAGTGTCTTGCAGTTTCGCTCTTTGATTATTGATTATTTCTTTTTTGGTTTTTGGCATTCCTGACTTCGTAGCCTTCGGTGCAGATTTGATTTTCTTTTTTACCTCAGGTGTTTTTTCTCTAATTTTGGCAAATCGAGATGCTTCATAGATAGCTTGGATCATTCTGTGATCTGCCGCACCACCTATTTCTTCATCTGAAAAACCTAAGTCTCTTGCATATTCAACAACCTGATTTTGCTTGTCTTTATTCCAATCAGGATATTTATCAAGTAAGAGTTTAGCTTCACCTTGAACATAGTTTTGCCATGTTACTGTTGCCTCTCTTTGTTGTTCTTGTTGAATCTGATTTTGTTGCTCTTCGACTTTCTTTAGATTGCTTTGTTGCACCTGATAATCTGCAACTGCTGTAGCATACTGCTCAGGACTCAATTCCAATTTTAACTTATTCCAGTTTGGCTCTTGCCTCTGTAAAAGTTGTTTAACTTGCGCCAAGCCTTGTGCATATTGATCACGAGTCTCTCTATAATTTTGAGCCTCTTGTTCAACAGCTTGTCTTTCTTGATGCACTTTATTCATTCGTTTA